TCAAGGATTGGTGATGATGGGATTGTTTTTGAAAATTGTAAATTTGATAATAGTATGATCGAGATTGATACCGAAAGTTCAATGACATTTTTGGGTGTTGAAGAACAAAAAGAGGAAAGACAACGACAAAGAGTTAAAGAATTAATGGAAAAAAGAAAACAAAAAGATAATAATCAAATTTAATTAATTATGGAGAAAATATTAGAATTAAATCCCGATAGATTTGTTATATTTCCGATACAATATCACGATATTTGGGAATTTTACAAAAATCATAAAGCAGCTTTTTGGACTGCTGAGGAAATTGATTTAACTGAAGATATTAGAGATTGGGAAAATTTATCTGATAATGAAAAATATTTTATAAAGAATATTTTAGCGTTTTTTGCGGCTTCTGATGGTATTGTGAATGAAAACATTGCTGAGAATTTTGCAAGAGAGGTTCAATATCCTGAAGCTAAGTTTTTCTATGGATTTCAGGTTGCAATGGAGAATGAACATTCATTAACTTATTCATTGTTGATTGATACTTATATTTCTGATAGTAAAGAAAAGGATGATTGTTTTCATGCGATTGATAGATTACCGGCGGTAAAAAAGAAATCTAAATGGGCGTTGGATTGGATTGAAAATGCATCTTTTCAAGAAAGATTAGTAGCATTTGCTGCGGTTGAAGGAATATTTTTTTCAGGATCATTTTGTTCGATTTTTTGGTTGAAATCAAGAGGTATTATGCAAGGATTATGTGATGCGAATTCATTAATATTTAAAGATGAAAACCTTCATTGTGACTTCGCAATTCATTTATTGAACAATCATATTGAGGAAAGACCGAGTGAGGATCGTATTCGTGAAATATTACTTTCAGCATTGGAAATAGAAAAAGAATTTATTACCGAATCTTTACCTGTTTCATTAATTGGTATGAACCAAAACCTAATGAAGCAATATTTAGAATTTGTGGTAGATGGTTTATTATATAAATTAGGTTGTGAGAAAGAATTTAATGTTGAACAACCCTTCAAATTTATGGAACAAATTGCGGTTGAAACTAAGGGGAACTTTTTTGAGAATAGAACTCTGGAATACCAAAAGGCGAAATTGAATGAATCAATTACATTTACCGACGAGTTTTAATTAAAAAAATTAATAAAAAATGATGTCATTAAAAATTAAAAAAAGAGGTGGTGAGAAAGTGTCTTTCAATCCCCAAAAAATTTACAATCGAGTTAAAAAGGCTTCAAAAGGTCTTAATGTTAATTCTGATGAAATTTTCATTAAAGTAACAACATCTTTACCAACTGAGGGTTATATTACAACCAAAGATTTGGATAAATTGGTGTATGAGATTGCTTCGTCATATACAGGTAGTCATCATGATTATTCAAGATTAGCATCATCAGTTGCAATATCTGCGTATCATAAAGATACTAATGATAGTTTTAGTGAAACGATGAAACAATTACATTCTGAGGGTGTTGTTCACGATAATATGATGAGTATTATTGAAAAATATGGATCTAGTAATATTGATTCGGTAATTAATCACGAAAATGATTATAATTTTGATTATTTTGCTTGGAAGGCATTACAAGAGATGTATTTATTAAAGTTACCTAATGGTAAAACAATTGAAAGACCTCAACATATGTATATGAGAATTGCGTTATGGGTGACGGATTCTTTTGATGAGGCGGTTGAATACTATAAATCATTATCGGAACAACGAATCTCTAAAGCGACTCCTATTATGATTAATTCGGGGACTTTAATTCCCCAATTAGCATCATGTGTGTTACATTATAATGATTCTGATTCAAGAAAAGGTTTATTGGATACATTCAATGATATTTCAACATATTCATCGGACGCTGCGGGTATTGGTTTATGTATGTCCAATTTGCGTAGTAAAGAAAGTCGTATATCAACATCAGGAGGTTTTGCGGGTGGTTTATTGAAATATTTGAAAATTGTAAATGAAGGGTTGAGATTTTTTAATCAACAAGGTAGAAGACCTGGTAGTGCTGCGATTTATATTGAACCTTGGCATAAAGATATCTTTGATTTATTAGATATCAAAAAGAACACAGGTAAAGATGAATTAAGAGCTAGAGATTTATTCACGGCATTGTGGATTCCGGATAACTTTATGAATGCGGTTAGGAATAATTCTGATTGGTATTTATTCTGTCCAAATGATATTAAAAAGGCGGGTATTAAAGCATTACAAGAATGTTATGGATCTGAATATGAAGAAAATTATAATAGAGCTATTGAATTAGGTCTTGGTAAAAAAGTAAGTGCCACTGAAATTTGGACTAAAATTATTGAGTCACAAATTGAAACGGGAGTTCCTTATTTGGCATCTAAAGATAATGCTAATAAAAAGACAAACCATCAAAATATTGGGGTAATTCATCAATCTAATTTATGTTGTTTGACTGGTGATGTTAATTTAACTATAATGAGAGAAAATGGGTCAATAGAGAAATTAACTATGGTTGAAGTTATTGAATTATTAGAATGTGCTGAACATTTAAAAATAAAAAGTGATGGTGGTAAATTTGTTGATATATTAACAGGTAAATTAACTAGAAAAAATAGTGAATTACTTGAAATTATCGATGAAGAAACTGGTTCATCAATAAGATGTACTCCTGATCATTTAATTTTTACTAAAAATCGTGGATATGTTAGGGCTGATGAATTAATTGAAACTGATATTTTGGATATTAATATAAGTGATATTTAAAAATTATTAATAATAAATGGATTATTATGTTTATATATTATTAGATGATAGATTTCCTGGTAATTATGATAATAAATACCGGGAAGTTAATTATAAACCTTTTTATGTTGGTAAAGGGTATTATAAGACTAAGAATAAAATAAAAAGACATTTAATTCATTATGTTGATAATGGTAAATCTTGTGATGATGGTGTTAATCCCCATAAATGTCGAACAATAAGAATTTTAAAAGAAAATAATTTTGAACCTAATTATATTATTGTTTATGAAGATGATGATGAAAAAAAAGTTTTGGATGTTGAAAGAGAATTAATTAGTTTCTATGGTAAAAAACTTAATGGTGGTATATTAACTAATATTACAGATGGTGGTGTTGGTGGTAATTTATTCCAATTTGTTGATGGATTACAAGATAGATTAAAGAAAATATCATCAGAAATGTGGTCAGGTGAAAAAAATCCAAATTTTGGTAAACCAATTGAAGAAACTTATAGTCATTTATTTAAAAAAAATAATGGTTTTCATTGGAACACTGGTAAAACAATGGGTGATAAATTGAAAAATAAATTAAAGGTATTAAGAAATGAAAGATTAACTATTGTCGAAATGTTAGATGTAAATACTGGTGAAATTTTAGATAAATTAACAACATTGGATGCTATTAATAAATATGATTTATCGAGAGGTTGTTTATATAAATGTTTAAAATATGGTGGGACACATAAGGGTTATCATTGGAAATATGAAGGAAAAGAATTAGTTTTATCTAAAACATTAATGGATAATTATGTTCGACCAAAAAGGGTAAATGTTAAACGAAGAAAAATTTATTTTAAATATAATATTACTGATGATATTGAATATGAATATAGTGATGTTCATGAAGCATCTAAATATCATAATATTTGTGAAGAAGTTATTCGTAGAAAATGTTTAAAAAATTTAAAAAATGTGAATATATTTAGATATGGGGGATTTGATTATAATATTGAGTTGACTGGTGATGGGAAAATACCTATAATTAGAATTGATAATGATGGTAATGAAGTTATATATAATAGTATAACAGAAGCAGCTAAAGATTTAGGGGATGGTAACCCGTCAACTATAGTTGCGGTATGTAAAGGTAAAAGAAAAACTCATAGAGGTTATAGGTTTGAATATTTAAAAAAAATGTGATTATGATAAAAATTAATAAAATTGAAAAAAGAGAAGATGTATATGACATCCAAGTTCCTGAAACACAATGTTTTTATGCTAACGATATTTTAGTACACAACTGTGAAATTTTCCAAGCGACGAGTGAGGATACTACGGCTATCTGTACTTTATCTTCTATGGTATTAAAAAACTTTATTATTGATGGTAAATTTGATTTTAAATTATTATATGATGAAGTTAGAAAGGTTACTAGAACTTTAAATAAAGTAATTAATATTAATAGTTATTCTACAGATAAAGGTCGTAAAGGTGGGTTAGAACAACGAGCAATTGCGATTGGTGTTCAAGGATTAGCTGATGTATTTTATTTAATGGATTATGTTTTTACCTCATCAGAAGCTAGAACATTAAATAAACAAATTTTTGAAACAATATATTTTGCGGCTATTACCGAAAGTAATCAATTATGTATTGAGGAGAAATATGAACCATACCAATTTTTTGAAGGATCACCAATGTCACAAGGTACATTCCAATTTGATATGTGGGGATTAACCGAAAATGATTTATCAGGAATGTGGGATTGGAAATCATTAAAAGAAAGTGTTGTAAAATATGGTGTTTGTAATTCTCTATTTACAGCACAAATGCCGGTAGCTTCTTCGGCAAAGATTACAGGTTCATTTGAAATGACAGAACCAGCACACTCAGCGTTATTTAATAGAAGAGTTGTGGGGGGAGAAATATTGATTGTGAATAAATATTTAATTCAAGATTTTGAAAAACTTGGTATATGGTGTGAAGATTTAAAGAATGATATAATATTAAATGAAGGTTCAATTCAGAATGTTAATTTTAATAACTATTTGGATCCAGAAGATAAAAATTATCTTAAAAAAGTTAAACGAATTGAATTTTTAATGTTAAAATATAAAACAATTTGGGAAATTTCACAAAGAGAATTGATTGATATGTCAGCAGATAGAGCGCCATTTATTGATCAATCCCAATCAATGAATATATATATGGGTAATCCAACATTATCTAAAATTACGTCATCTCACTTTCATGCTTGGGAGAAAGGATTAAAAACTTTGAGTTATTATATACGAACTAAAGCAATTTCAACGGGAGCGAAACATTTAGCGGTTGATATATCTAAACGAGAAAAACCAAAAAATGTGTCAAAACCATTAAAACCTGAATTTGAAAATATGAATTTACCACCAAAACCTGAGAATTCTGAATTTGAATGTTTTGGATGTTCATCATAAAAAAAGATAAAACTCTCACATTGTTGAGAGTTTTTTTATTTTAGATGACTATTCACACAAAAATATGGTTGATTATATTTATTAGATATGGCAAATGGTGTTACATATGGTATAAATTTTCCTTTTTCCGAATCTTATGTCGGAAAATATTTGGATGTATCTAATACTTCGGATGAGGAAATAAGAAGTAATTTGGTTCATTTACTATTAAGTAGAAAGGGTACTAGATATTTTTTACCTGATTTTGGAACTAGACTTTATGAATATATTTTTGAACCTTTGGATGGTCCGACATTTGCTGAAATTGAATCTGAAATTAGAGATTCGGTGGAAATGTATATGCCGGGTGTGTTAATAACAGATATAAAGATAACTGATGCATCTTTAGAAAATGAAAGTAAGGGAACTTATATTAATGAAGATGGTAAACGAGAGTTCACAGTACCAAATATTGCTCAACAGGAACATACTGCAAAAATAAGAATTGATTACAAAGTGACTAACACAGCTTTTAGTTCTAATGATTTTGTAATTATTAATATATAATTAAATATGGCGAATAAAAAGATATCGTATACTACTAGGGATTTTCAGGGAATTCGGACAGAATTAATAAATTTCACTAGAATTTATTATCCTGAATTAATACAAAATTTTAATGATGCTGGTGTATTTTCGGTGTTATTGGATTTAAATGCTGCGGTAACAGATAATTTACAATTTCAAATAGATAGAAGTATTCAGGAAAATGTATTACAATATGCTCAGCAAAAATCGTCAATTTATAATATTGCGAGAACATATGGTTTGAAAATACCGGGTCAAAGACCTTCAGTTGCTTTGGTTGATTTTTCAATCACCGTTCCTGCGTATGGTGATAGAGAAGATTTAAGATATTGTGGTATATTGAGAAGAGGATCTCAAGTGAATGGTGCGGGACAACCATTTGAAACGGTGTATGATATTGATTTTGCGTCGGCAATAAATTCTGAAGGTTCACCAAATAGAGTGAAAATTCCTAATTTTGATGCTAATGGTAAATTATTAAATTATACCATAGTAAAAAGAGAGGTTGTTGTTAATGGTTCGACTAAAGTATTCAAAAGAGTAATAACACCAAATGATATTAAACCATTTTTTGAATTATTTTTACCTGAAAAGAATGTATTGGGAATAACTAGTGTTTTATTAAAAGATGGTACTCAATATACTAGTATTCCATCACCTCAAGAATTTTTGGGATTAGATAATCGATGGTATGAAGTTCCAGCATTGGCTGAGGATAGAGTATTTGTTGAAGACCCAACTAAAGTATCTGATCAACCTGGAATAAAAGTTGGGACATATATAAATACAAATAATAAATTTATAACTGAATATACACCTGAAGGATTTTTAAAATTAACTTTTGGTGGTGGTAATGTATCGGCGGATGAACAATTAAGAGAATTTGCGAGAGACGGGTATAGTTTAAATTTAAGTAAATATATTAATAATTTTGCTTTGGGTAGTGCTTTGAAATCCAATTCAACATTATTCATTCAATATAGAATAGGTGGTGGTCAAGCAACTAATTTAGGTGTTAATATTATAAATCAAATTGGTACGGTTTCTTTTTTTGTGAATGGTCCATCCGAATCTATAAATAGTACTGTGGTTAATTCATTAATATGTAATAATGTTACTGCAGCTATTGGTGGAGGGAATGCTCCGACAACTGAAGAAGTTAGACAATATGTATCATTTAACTTTGCGTCTCAAAATAGAGCTGTAACTATTAATGATTATGATTCAATTTTAAGAAATATGCCATCACAATTTGGTGCTCCGGGTAAAGTGTCTATTACTGAAGAAAATAATAAGATTAGAATAAAAATGTTATCTTATGATTCAAATGGTAAATTAACCGAAGTAATATCAAATACTTTAAAAAATAATATAGCGAATTATTTGTCTAATTATAGAATGATTAATGATTATATATCAATTGAGACGGCAAATGTTATTGATTTATCAGTGAATGTTGATGTTGTATTGGATGCTAGTCAAAATCAAGGATCGGTGGTTACTAAGATTATTGACATTATTAGTAATTATTTTAGTCCAACCACTAGACAAATGGGTCAAAATGTGTATGTGTCTGAAATTAGACGATTGATACAAAGTGAGAACGGGGTTATTAGTATATCTAATATGAGTTTTTATAATCAAGTTGGAGGTCAGTATTCATCTTCTCAAACATCTCAACCATATTCGGACACTGTAACTAGAGAGATAAAATTGGTTACGGATACTATATTTGCGGAACCGACACAAATATATCAAATAAGATATCCGAACAAAGATATTAATGTTAGAGTTTTAAATTTTAAAACAATCAATTTTTCTTGATGATTTATTTTTTTGTTGAAATGATTATTTTTTAAAAATAGCAGATAAACTATTTATTAAAAAATGAATTATTAATGCCAAAATCATATAGAATAAGGACACAACCTGGTGTCGATAAATCAATACAGATAAAATTAGAACAGGATTTTGAATATTTGGAAATATTATCGTTAAAGATAAATCAAAACGATATATATACGAGACAATGTTCTGATTATGGTGTGATAGTTGGTAGAGTTTTAACCAATGGTGGTTTTGGTTTACCAAATGCTAAAGTATCAGTGTTCATACCAATAAGTGAGGAGGATCAACTAAATCCGGTTATATCTGAATTATATCCATATACATCATTGGAGGATTTGAATGATGACGGATATCGATATAATTTATTACCTTACAAACCATCATATAAAGGACATGCATCGACAGGAACATTTCCTGATCGTAATGATGTTTTAACTAATAGTTCGTTAATTGAGGTTTATGATAAATATTATAAATTCACTGTTAAAACTAATGATAGTGGTGATTATATGATATTTGGGGTTCCAACGGGTGAACAAACAATCGTTATGGATGTTGACTTATCGGATATTGGTTGTTTTTCGTTAACACCACAAGATTTGATACAATCAGGTATTGCGGTGGAATCACAAGTTAATGGTAGTAAATTTAAAACATCAACTAATTTAAGGGAATTACCTCAAATTGTAACATTAAATAAAACGATTGAAGTTAGTCCGTTATGGGGTGAACCTGAAATATGTTTACTTGGTATTAGTAGAGTGGATTTTGATTTAACTGCGTCGGCAAAAATTAATATCCAACCAACTGCGGTATTTATGGGTTCAGTAATTTCTACAACGGAAGATGACGCGTTAAAAACTAGTTGTAAACCTAAAAATAATACAGGAAATTTATGTGAGTTAGTATCAGGACCTGGACAAATACTTGCGATTAGACAAACTATTAATACTGACGATAATGGATATCCAATTCTTGAGGAATATGTTTTAGAACAAGATGGAAAAGTTATTGATGGTAATGGGACTTGGTTAATCAATGTTCCTATGAATTTGGATTATATTACAACTAATGAATTTGGTGAACAAATAATATCTAATGATCCTAAAAAAGGTATACCGACTAAAGGAAAATATAGGTTTAAGGTAAAATGGCAAAATGAAAATGGAATTCAGAACGAATTTTTAAGAGCTAATTTTTTAGTGCCAAATATAAAAGAACATGGATGGACAACATCAGGAAATGATCCATTTAAACCTAGTTTAACTTTACCCGTTAATATCGTAATTCCGGTAGGTAATACCTCAAGTTCTATAATAACAATAACACAAGATGGTGGGTTGGTATTTGAGGAAAAAATTAATAATAATAATTTTTCAATATTAATTAATGGGTCGGAATATTATGGGGATATAACAAGTATTAATGTTAATAATGGTGATACCGTTCAAATATTGGGAAATGCGGTTGATATTACTCAACCACAGACAATTTCATTTAGTTTATTAGAATTAGGTTATTTTGATGTTCTTAAATCATATGCGTTTAGTTTAGATTGGGATGATTATGCGGATATTGATGCTGGTATAAATTGTGAAGATAGTTTTTATTTATTTAATTATAATAAAGTTTATACCACGGCAATGTTTTTAGATAGGTATAAAAATGGAATTTCAAGAGCAAGACATTTAGGTATTAAAGAGATTGATAATAGATCTTGTAAATCATCAGTTAATACATTTCCTGTGAATGATATTGTTAGAAATTTTGATTTTTTATTTTTTGTATTCAATTTATTAATTAATATATTAACATTCCCCATTTTAGTTTTATTATTTGTTGCTCATTTTATTGCGTTTGCTTGGCCTGTGTTAAAATATTTAATGATCGTTTTAGGTATATATTTTGGATATCAAGCGGTTAGAGAAGGTATTGATTTGGCGAATTCAATTATTGAGTTAACTGCGGTTGCAGTACCTGGTGGTCCAATAATTAATTTAGGGGTTATATTAAGAGTTGCAGCACAAACTCTTGGTGTTATATTTAAATTAGGGTTATCTATTGCTTTTATTATCTTTACGATAAAATATTTAATAAAAATTACTAATTTCCCTAGAATAGGATTACCGATGTTGTCGTATCCTGAATGTACTACTTGTGATTGTGATTGTGGTAATGCGGAAATGGATGATGATATTGATAAAACTTCGGTAAGTAATAGTATTGCGGAATCAGGTTCTTCAGCTGGTGGGAAGTCAATTCCTGGTATACCTTTAAAAGTAACGACTTCTAATTCATTTTTAGCACCAATTAATATACCAAGTACATTTGATGTTATCACACCTAATTATACTAATAATCCTAATTCGGATGGGGTAATTGATATTAAAGAAAATGGGGATGGCCCATACTATTGTAGTAGTGGTGGTTCTCAGTTCAAATCTCTTAGTAATCGATTGGCTGACGGTGAAATTACCGATGGGGTTGTTAATCAAGCGTATTTAGATTATCAACGAATTTTTTCAGGGTATGAATCTTTGGATTCTGGTGATTTATATAAATTACATTCACCCCAACCATTTTTATTTGCTGCGGAAAAAAGTGCAGGTGATGATGAGAGATGGTTTGCATATCCAACGAAAGAGACTTATTCTCAGAAGTTAAATGAATTTAATACTAGGGATAAATATTTTGATGGTTCGAATAGAATAAGGATTAATGTTGTACATCCATCGGTTATTAATCCATCATATGAAGATCAGGTATTGGTTGTATTGGCAAAATCAGGAACATTAAGTAATTTAGGTGTTGGTCAATTAATAACATTCCAAGATCCTGGTTTATCTAATTGTGATATAAATTTAACGGGAGGTACTTTAAATCAATTTGGTAATAATGCGATTACGGGAACTACAAATATTAATAATAATTTATCGATACCTATAACATATGCTGATCCATCAAATCCTAATGTTAATATTAGTCAAACCATAAATATAGTTCAAACTACGGATGTTGGATATTTAAAATATCCTACTGACATTGAATATTTCCAAATAATAACGGGATATACTTATGATTCATTTACGGCTAATACTAATTATAATTTAAGTAATTCTTCACAATTCCCTAAGAAGTATTTAAATCATGAGATTGAATATAGAAGACCGGATCAATGTGATCCGGGTGATGGTAGTAGTTATTATGATGAAAATGCGGGTGCAGCGATTCATTCTATAACTAATTATGGTGAATTGGAGATAATCATTTTTGCTAGAGGTGTTGATCCTCATTCGGATAAACAGACTATAAAATATGACTTATCTAGAATTTTTGGTAATACATCGTATTTGAATAATTCAAATGTTGTGGTTGAGGGTGAGTATTATTTAAATGTTCCGATTAAGGGTGTTGGTGTTACACCTAAGAGTCATTATAATGTTGGTTCAAATGATAATAATGTATCTAATTTATATTTTCCATCATATACATTTACATTGGATTCGTCATTATATTCGGCGTATACGTCGACATTACCTTATTATTATTTGTCAACTGATGATACTAATTTGAATTCGGTATCGTTGGGTGGTCTTAATTATTATCCACAAAGTGGTTGGTTAACTATTGGTGGGTTGAGTAATGGTATTAATTTAACGATTAATAATTATACGTTACCTAGAGCGGAATCTGATTATATTGCGGGTGGAACTTTTCTTGGTACAACAAATAATAGTCCATCATATACTTTTAAAACTTCAGTTTCGGGAACAAATAGTGTTCAGAAAAGTAAATATGGTGATCCTCCAAATGGATATTATTCACTTTATTCGCCAGCGTATATTAAATATCAGGGATTGATTAGTGATATTAGTTTTACACAATCCGTTAATTTAATAATGAGAAGTGATAGATTACCAACATCAACCAGAGTTGAGGATGGTGCTGGTAGTAGAACTAGTTTTGC